CGAGTTCAAGCGCTGCCTGCTCGATCTCGGTCGGAATAGTGGAATATCCGGCCTGATACGAAAAATAGATATTCTGAAAGCCGCGCGTGAAGGCATAGACGCCGCCAACCAGCATAATTGAGTAGTTATCAAAGATAAAACCCGGAGAAGGTGCAGCGCCCGCAGAAGGATACACGGCGGCCGGAACAGGGCTGCCATCAATCATCACTGTGGACACCGACACAACGGGGTAATTTCTCAGCACCATCATAGAGCCCGGTATTCCGTCCCTGTATGAATTGTATGTCTGTAATGTGATATCCCGACCGAGCCACATGGTGATATAATCGGACGATGCAGAGACCAGGCGCGTCAACATCACGTCGTCAGTCGAGCCGGTTATCCCGAGCCACTGCTTGGCATTCGCTAGGGTCGTTAAATCAGCCATTGATCAACGCGGCCAATGCGGATTTTTCACGCTCAAGGTCGGCGGCAAGCGCGGTCATTTTGTTGGGGTCTGTTTCAGCGAACAACGCCTCTTTTGCCCTTTCGACCTTTCCCTCTGCTTCCAGGATCGCGGGTTGCAGCTCCGCGTCCCGCAACTTTTTTTCTTCTGCTTCAGCCGCCTCTTTTGCCCTGTTGGCCTCGGCTTCTTCAGCGTCGGTTATGGCCTTTGCCTCCTGGGCAGATATGTCTTCCTCCGTCGGCTGAAATTCATCCAGGATGAAGCCGTGGAACATTAGCGATGTGGCCGCGAGCACGGGAACAGTAATAAGTCCTTCCTCGTCAACCTCAAATACCTTCCCATCCCACGAGCAGCTTGTGCAGCCTTCCGGCGCTTTCATTTTTGCGAGCATCAATCTACCTCCAAAGTATTTTACAAAAAGCCCGGCCACGCCGACCGGGCTCTCTTCCATCGGAAAAACTCAGATCATCAACCAGGTGCAATATTGGTGATAACGCCGATTGCAAACGGTGCGTAGACCGCGAGCACTTCCTCAGCGTACACACCGAACTCCTGCGCGCGGGTACGAAGCGGCCAGTCGATCTGATAATAATCCTGACGCACCTTGACCTCAGCCACGTTCGGGACATTATTGGATTTGTACTGCATCGGCAGCTCTTCGCAGTATCCGACGATGGTTCCCGGAGGAACGGCAGGATGGATCAGGACCGGAATCTTGATGCCGCCGCCCATGGCAAACGGATTGAAATAGAAGCCGATAACGCCGCCAGCCATAAGGCCGCCGTACCCTTCACCCGGAGGGGTGACGATCTGCAGCAACGGAGCCGAGGCCGCGCCGGTCAGACACTTTGTGGAAACATCGTTGAGCTGCTGAGCGTTCATATACAAAACGGTCGGGCTCACCTGATAGTTGTTCCACATGGTGTAAAGCATGGTGTCAATCTCGCTCACAGTGCCACGACCGGAAGCGGTCAGCTTGGTTCCAACACCAGGCGTACCGGTCGGACAAACACACTGATACGCGCCGGAGCCGCCCAGGAAAGCGGAGGTCAGCAGGCCGTTGAATGCGTACGAAGCATTCAACGACTTGTCAGCGGTGACGGTCGTTGCGGCCTGCTGTGCGCCACCAATGAGGGGAAGGGCAAAGGTGACGGAGTTGATTGTGGTAATCGCTTCCAGCTTCTCAGCGCCAGCGCCGCCAACAAACCACGCGTAAGCCATCGCGCCAGCAATGGGGGTAGTGTTGCAAGAAAGAATCTGGCCCAGGGTGACGGCCTGGGTTGCGGCAGCCGATTTCATGGACGAGCCGCCGTTCAGGGTATAGGTGTTGCCGTCAGCGCCGGTTATGGTGCTGGAAAGAGGGATGCCAGCGGCCAAAGACGCGCCACGGAAGCCCTCACCGGTCAGCGCGACAACGATAACCGAGTAGGTCAAGGTCGGCAGGGTTGCGCCGGATCCAGCCGCCGAAAGCGTCGGGGTGACAGGCGTACCGAGCGCAAGCGACTTGTTACCGAACAACAGGGCGTTCTCTTCCTTCAGCATCATCTTCTGCAGAACACGCATGGTTCCTGTAGCCCGGATATCCTCGTACGTCTTTGCAGCGTTGATTGCCTCAAAGGTAATCTGGTCTTCCTCGCCGATCGTCATGTAAGATGCCGATTTATCGACAGCGGAGTATGACATGCGGGCAGTACGCTGCCCCTCCGCCACCCAGCCCATAGCGTCGAATCCGGAGCCGGTCAGCGCGGTGATCACCTTCCAGTTTGTAGCCGTACCGAGTCCGCCAGCTACACGCGGAAGCCGGTTCCTGATCGGGGTATTGATCGGGACCAGGTTTTTCGCCGGGGCCTGAAGGTCATACGCAATCAGGTTGGTAGCGACGTTCACGGTCTTGGCAATATCATCGTTAGGTGTGCCAAGTGCGCCTTTGAGCAGGTCAAGCGTTTGTTGGGTTGTAGAATCCATCTTTTTATCTCCTTAGTGTGGTTTCCCTGTCTCTTGGTTTGCCTTAGCGGCCTTGGTACATCTTCTTTATCTGGTGAGCGGCTTTCTCTTCCGGGGGCATGGCCTCAAAAGCAGCTTTTTCTTCTTTGGTTTCGGCAACTACACCGACATCAGCGTCTTTCGAAATGGCTTTCAGTACGCCTTTCGGCGGGGCTGGCTTGGCTTCAAGGTCGGTGATTCGTTTCTTCAATGTCTCGTTTTCCTTGCCGAGCTTCACAAGATTTTCCTCTGCTTGCTTGGCAAGTTCCTGTGTATCGGTGATTGTTTTTTGAAGGTCCTCTATATCTTCGGCCTTCGTTTCTGGATCAAGCTGTTCGACGGACAGCAGCGCCTCAAGATGCCCCATGGCAGCGGCAATGGTCTCTTTGATGACCTTCAGTGTGGCCTTGGTAGAGGCCGACAGGGTAGCGCCTACTTTCTCAAGATCGCCTGTTCCTTCAGACATCTGCATAGGCGCGGGCTCTGGGGTCGGGACCATGGCCTGCAGGCCGGTGATCATCTCGACAATCTCTTCGGCGACCATCGATTGCAGGATGCCGCAACCCTGGGCCAGCCAGTCACGCAGAGCTTGAGGCAATGGGCTGTTGTCGCCTTCATACTGGCTTTCCCATTCCGTATCAGAGGCAATCCAGGAGATTGATTGCAGGATGTTTGAAAGCCCAGAGACGTGGTACATACCCTTTTTTAGCGGCTCTTCCGCTGGCACAACGGCATCAAGTTTCTCGGTTGGCTCGGCGGCGGGTGCCTCGTCGGTCTTTTGCAGGCCTTCCAGATCGTCAACCTTGTACATCGTGAACACCGCTTCCGGGTTTGCCGGCCGATCAACAAGAGAAACCTCAACCAGCCGGATCCCCTTGATGATGGACTTGTTCAGTTCGTCGCGCTCCGTAACCTTGCCACCGATTGAGAACCCCTTATATGTTCCTGTCTGCACCTTCTTGACGGCTACCGGGTCGACCACATGCGCGCCGAAAAAGGTCTTGCCCATGTCGTCAACGCTTGCCTCGATAGCTGTTCCGGCGGCGATAGGTTGATGCATCTCACGGACAGCGCCAAATTTCATGTAATCGGGGATCGCGGCCTTCATCGCGTCAGAGGTGATCGTCTCACCGTCAGAGTCGACCGCCTCGGAAGAGGCGAAGCCCCATACTTTCAGTGTGCCGTCGTCTTGCTCCTCAACCTTAGAAATCTCGGCATAGAGCTTTTTCAGGTCGTCTTTTTTCTGCTTTAGCTTTTTCATTGGCTCTACTCCTCAGAGTCGGTGTTTTCTTGGTAGTCAGTCTCAGGCAACAGGTCACATCGGCACATGGGATGCAAGGGCGGTCCTTCGCCTCCATCGTTTGGGAAATCTTCATCGATGCCGACCGTCACCCCGTCAAGCTCTTCACAAATCTCACAGCAGTCTTTGCCGGTAATCCAGGTCTTGCCCTGCACCACGCCGCTTGCTTTATAGGCCTCAAGGTTGCCGTTCACATCGGCAAAGGCCGTCTCAGTCCTGGCTATCATCTCGGCTCTGGCATCCGAAAAGGCGTAGTTGTCGGCTATCAGGTCGGCCAGGTCGTCGTTAGACAATCCTTCTTCCATGGCCTGCTGTACATCTGCCCGCAAAAACTCACGGGTGCTGTCGGTGATCGCCCACTCAGCGTTGGGATTCTCAACGAGTTCACCGTCAACCCACTTCATGCCTACAAGTTCGGCTGATCTGGTCTGCGCGTATTCGACCGCGTTTTTGTTCACGAGTTCGAGCATTTCTTTCGGTACACTCTTTATGTCGATCTGGGCAAAGGCCTCGAAAGCGCCATCTTTTCCTGTGGTTTCCAGGATCATCCTGACTTCTTCCGATAGGTAATCCCAGCCCTCAATCTTGATTCTGTTTATGATTGTGGTGATCCGTAACACATCCTCGATACTGATCTTTTCAGCCTTGCCAAGCTCATCAATAATCTGTGCGACAACACTGGCAATTTTGCTTTTCAGAAACTTGCCGACAACCTTTTTCAACTTCGTCCGCTCGCCCACTATCGCCTTGCGCTCCCGGTCGATGTGGGCCACCTGTTTTTTTCCCTTCGCCACTGCCCCCTTTTCGGGAGGCGGTTCTTTAAGGGCGCCCGGCCCTGGCTTTTTGTCACCGGGCGGGACAGGGACGCCAGGATCTTGGGAGCCAGGGTCGGGCAGTTGCTGAACAACCACCGGCTGAGGTTCCGGAGGGTTCAAAATATCTTTGAGCAAAACAGCGCCCTGGGCGGTGTACAGCATTAGCTCATTGCCATCAGGAACAGGGTCGAGGCCGTCTATAGCCCGCGCCTCGTTGATTGTCATGGTGCCGTTTTTGACTTTGGTATCGACGATCTTCGCCTGAATCTCTGGCTGCATCGCGTCTTCCTCTTCCCAGAAGAAGCCAAGGTCAGGGAAGCCGAGGAACTTGTTTATCAGTACGTTGACGAGCGTTTGAATCCATTGCATGACCGGCGCAAGGCCTTCATTGATCGCGGCTTCCTGGGCCGTCTCTGCTGTGGCTCGGTTCATCTGTTTGGTGAATGGCTGCGGGCTGATGGAGAATGCAAAACAGACAATTCTTGCCAACCATTCATCAAACTCATCCTTAGCAACTCCGGTCTTCGTCTCTTGGAATTTCAGACCACCAGGCACGAATTTAGCGTGTCGTCGAGCTGCCGTGTTACCTTCAAGAAGAGAGTCCCAATATTTCTGAAATTGAGATATCTGGTCTGGGTTCCACGATTCCGGGACGCCGATAAGCGCCTCAGGCACATTCCCTTCCGTATAATATTGAAGCTGATGCAGGGATCGGCGCAGGGCAACGTTGACGGTGAAGACGATCTGCTCGACCGGTGAGTAGCCATAGATCTTATTCGTCCTCGGATTACGCGGCATGTAAACCAACTCATCGACCGAGTAATCAACAGCAGGCAGGCCTTTCAAAACTTGCTGGTATGCAGGCTGCGGTGCTTCCGGTGTTCTGCCGGTCTGGTCGATGACGCGCTTGATTGTGGCGCCGTCAATCGGGTCGAAAGAATAGACCTGACCGCCAAGAGTAGGCCGGACATAGATAGCTGGGGCGTCGCATACGAAAAGATCCTCAAGCAGCATGCGGAGCCAGGTTGACCAATCATGCTCTTTGTCTGGCACCTGGAAGAACTCAACAAGAGTCTTACATCTGTCGTCAGATTGCTTTTCAGGATCTTTGGGCTTGATGTTCCACGTCATCTTGGCAATCTGATCTTTCCGCGTCTCGATCACCAGGCGGAGAACGTCGCACGTATCGGCAAGGGTCCGCATCTGCAGAAAGGAAATATTCTCCCCATCACGGGGATTACGCCGCACATTGACAGCAACGGGAAAATCAAATTGACGGCCTACGGCCTGCTCCTGGGCAAGCGGGGTGACGGGTTCGCCAGGGCCAAACCATTCTGGCCTATTTCCGGTAAGGATGTATTTGACGCCCGTAGTCAGGCGGGCTATGAGGCTTGATTCAATAGGCTTTTTGTCTGCCATTCCCAACCTTGGTCAAAGTTTAGACGGTGGAAATCTAGAATTTAGCCTATTGTGTTATATTTTTGACACTTTTACAATATTAATCTGTGTGCTGTTGTTTTTCTGTGCTTTTTGCCTGATTGGCGTAGAAGTCGAGGAGGCCTGTGGCGTGATTGTCGGACAGGTCGGTGATTGCCCAGACAAGGGCGTCAAGGCGGTCGGGAGAATAACCGGGCTCCATCGGGTTCCAGTCGCACTGCTGATCTTCAAGCGCGGAATGTATGCCCACATGATGGACGCGGCCTTGCTCATAAAGTGCGGCTATAGGCTCAGCACGGATCATCTTACCGCGGCTGGCTGACACCTTACGATAGCTGACGTTGGGGTCAACCTGCCGAAGTACAGCTTCAACCAGATCGCCGCCGTTATTAACCTCAGCAATAATCCTGTCGGCCTTGGAATCGTAGTACGCATTGATAGCCGTCTTTGCCCATCCCTGCGGGGTTGCGATGAGTGAGAAGTCACCCAGGATGTAGTATTGATCGTCAACCCCCTTTCCAGCAACAACAATACCGGTCTCATCGCTGTCGGCATTCGAGGTGACAGCCGGGTCAATGGCCACCACGATACGCTTCATGTCAGGGGCTTTCAGGACACGGAGCGCGTCAATCTGCTTCATGTTCCAGAGTGCGCCAGGGTTGTCTTCCAGCACCTCGGCGTTGAGCTCTTGCCGGCCAAGGCGAGTGCCTTCATATTTGGAGATGATCGCGGAGAAAAAAGACGGGGCCAGGTTGGCCCGGTTGTCATAAGTTGTTCCCCTGGTAACAATGGTGTCGGGGTCGTTGATGATCTCTTTAACGAGCTTAGAGGGTTTTGGTGTAGTGGTCAGACAGGCTTGCGGGTTCGATCCAAGCCTAAGACCAAACTTTGCTTGGTCCCATGACTCGCGATATCTCCAAGCTGCCACCTCATCAGCCCACAACATTTCATGCTGTTTTCCTCGGAGTCGTTCAGGTTCATCGGCCGTGAAGATCAGCGAGACGTGACCGTTTGGCCAGATTAGTTTTCTTTGTGATGGGATGTAGCGCGGGCGTTCAGATCGAGGGCAGACAGCCAGGATACCGCTTTCACCCTCGATCATGATATCGCGGGCGTCGTCAGCGGTTGCGCCGATCAGGTTGACATAGTTGTGTCGCTTGGCTTCTTGCCGGACCCATTCCGCCCCTGTGCGGGTCTTGCCAAAGCCACGGCCTGCCAGGATCAGCCAGTATGCCCAGGGGCGGCTTGTCGGGGTAAGTTGATTCGGACGCGCAACCTTGGCCCAGTCATATCGGGCTCGCTTCTGTTGCGCCTGCTTGATATCTTCAGGGGATAAAAAAAAAGATGGGTCTTGCTGTTGGCGTCGCTTGGCTTCCGCTATTAATGCAGCACGATCAAACATCGCTTTTGAGGACAGGAATAGCCTCTAAAATCAGCCCGGCCAGCTCTACCTTCAACTCTTCGTCAGATAAGTTTGACAAGCCAATTTCCAGTTTATCTTTAAACATTCCAAGGTGCCTTCCTATCAGTTCACAGGCTTTTAATTTGTCATTGGTTTTAAGTTTTAGCGTCCGACTGCTTTCTGTAACAGATTCAGAAATTTCCGACACGAAAGCGGCCTGATCATCTGTGAGAGTAGAGCTTTCCTTAATTTTTACACCACCAGGGCCCCACGCCATAACCGCCCTTGGATCACCAAAGGCAATCTTGGCTAATTCCCTTAAAACACGATCAGTAGTTATCTCTGTGCGTTTCTCTCTCTCTGCCATTCGTGCGGCTATTGCTGCTTGAACTTCAACATCCTTCAACAGTCGTT